TATACAGAACAACAATCATCTTATGATGCCACTACTGACAACATGGCAATAAGTGCCGGTGGCGGCTTAGATAGATTGGTGGTAGCTAGTTCATATAGTTTGTTAGGCAATCTAGTTGGCATTAATGGCGGTACCAGTAATTTTTATATCACTGGCAGTACCAAATACGCAAACAAGACTGCTTTGGTTATCAGCGTAACACAGGTTGGTGGTTCATTTGTTATTATCACACAAAGTAACATTCCACAATTTGACTACACAACGCCTGGTGAAACGTGGTCATTGTTAGAAGCAGATAGACCCCTATTCACCACCAACATCATAACCACATCAAATGCTGTGACTTTGGTATGCGATACTAGACTGTGTCAACAGCCAGTCAGTATTGAATATCAAACTAGTTTGTTCTTTTAATAATGTTTGAGCAGTCCTATGATGACCGTGTGTCCACTTGGGCCCACCTACGTGCTCAAGTGGAGAATAACCATGACCCGTTAAATCTTGTGGCTGATTTTTGGCGTTCTGCGCCCTACATACCTTACAATCATAAAGTGGATCCTTATAATCAAAAATCTTGGCCCACGCCATGGGAAATGATTTTAGACAATAAGTACGATGATTTCACTAGAGCGCTAATGATGGCATATTCGCTCAAATTCACAAATAAGTTTAATAAATCTGTAATTTATTTAAAGACCCTGGTAGACTCTGCTCAAAATAGAACGTATAATATAGTTTGTGTTGATGACGTGTGGGCAATAAACTACAACGATAATGGCCCGGTTACCTTGGATTCTATCGCTGATTCATTTTTGGTAGAAAATGTAATTGAAGTCGTAGTCCCCCGGTAAATATCATCTCGACACATTAGAAAAGGTTACACATATATGATCACAGTGGTCAAAAGAAATGGGGAGAAAGTCCCTTTAGACATTAGCAAAATACAGAGACAGGTAGCACATGCATGTAACGGGATTGATGGGGTCAGCCCAAGCATGGTGGAAATTAAAGCACAAATAGAATTACATGACGGAATGACCACAGAAACCATAGATGAGTTACTGCTCAAGGCCATGGTGGATTTGATAGATGAAACAGAAAATCCAGAAATCAATAATGTGAATTATCAATACGTGGCAGGACGCCAACGTGTCAGTATGTTACGCAAAGAAGTTTATGGCAGTTATACTCCACCTAAACTATATGACATCGTAACAAAAAATATTGACAAGGGTATGTACACCCCTGAGCTATTGGTTTGGTATACTGAAGATGAGTGGAACATTATTGACTTGTTCATTGATCATACCAAAGACGAAGAATATAACTATGCTGCCATTGCGCAGTTATCAGAAAAATATCTAGTACAAAATCGTGCTACGGGCACTATATATGAAACACCGCAGGTGCGCTATGCCATTGCCGCCGCCACTGCTTTTCATAACGAGCCTAAAGAAACAAGACTTAAATTAGTAAAAGAATACTATGAGTGTGCGAGTGACGGTCACTTTACTCTTGCTACTCCTGTACTTGCTGGCCTGGGTACTACCACTAAGCAGTTTAGTAGTTGCGTACTTATTAGTAGTGATGACACTTTGGATTCTATCTTTGCAGCCGGGGAAATAATGGCAAAATATGCGTCAAAACGTGCCGGAATTGGCCTGGAAATAGGTCGAATTCGCCCATTAGGCGCCCCAATTCGTAATGGTGAAATCAAACATACGGGTATGGTACCCTTCCTTAAGAAATGGTTCGCTGATCTGCGTAGTTGTAGTCAAGGCGGTATTAGAAACGCTAGTTGTACAGTCACATTCCCCATTTGGCACTATCAGTTTGAAGACCTCATTGTATTAAAAAACAATCAGGGCACTGAAGAAGTTCGTGTACGTCAAATGGATTATAGTGTGGTAGTTAACAGGATGTTTTGGCTTCGTTATAAAAACAATCAAATGATCACGTTGTTTGATCCGCATGAAGTTCCAGACTTATACGAGGCCTACTACCGCAACACCGAAGAATTTGAACAGCTATACCTAAACTATGAAAAGCATCCAACAATTAAAAAGAAAACAGTATCAGCAGATGAGATATTCAAAAATGGAATCTTGAAAGAACGTACTGATACGGGACGTATCTATCTTGTCAATATTGATAATGTTATCAATCAAGGGCCTTTTGATACCAGCCTTGATCCAATATATCAATCCAACTTGTGCCAAGAGATACTTTTACCCACCCGTCCTTTCCAGAGAATTGAAGATTCAGAAGGACGCATTGCTCTTTGTACTCTTGGAAGTATAAACTGGGGGTCGTTTACAAATCCACAGCAGATGCGTAAAGCCTGCCGTGTGCTGGTACGCAGTCTAAGTAATTTATTGAGTTATCAAGACTTCCTAAGTATACAAAGCAAATTGGCCAATCAAGAATTTGAACCCCTGGGTGTTGGTATTACTAACCTTGCCTACTGGCATGCCAAACGTAACTACAAGTATGGCACACAGGAAGCACTAGCAGAAGTCAAACGTTGGATGGAGCATCAAGCATTTTATCTGACAGAAATGAGTGTTGAGTTGGCCAAAGAACGCGGTGCTTGTGAACGCAGTCAGCATACTTTTTATGGTCGAGGCATTTTCCCCTGGGAACGTAGATCAGCCGGCGTCAACGAACTTACAGATTTTACCCCAACATTAGACTGGGAAAGCCTACGTATTAACATGCTACAGTATGGTATACGTAATGCCACACTGATGGCAGTGGCTCCTGTTGAATCTAGCTCAGTTGTACTCAATAGCACAAACGGTATTGAAATGCCCATGGAGTTGATCAGTGTTAAGGAATCGAAAGCAGGCAGTTTTGTGCAAGTAGTTCCTGAATATCGTAGATTAAAAAACCGCTATCAATTGATGTGGGATCAAACTGATTGTGTTGATTATTTGAAAACCTCTGCGGTCTTGGCTGCATACATTGATCAATCATTAAGTACAAACACCTTTTATAATCCTGCTAAATTTAAAGATGGTAAAGTGCCTGGTACATTGATTGCTAAAAATCTCATGCTGGCCTATAAGTGGGGTTTGAAGACCATTTACTATAGTCTAATTAATAAAGTTGGCAGTAAAAATGTTTTAAATACTCAAACAGATAGATTAATATCAGTTGAACCTGTTACAGTATATGATGAAGAAAATTGCGAGGCCTGTGTTTTATGAGTAAACAACAATACGATTTAAAAACCCCCACAAACTATCTTAAACGTAAAATGTTTCTAGATGGTGCTGTCACAGTACAGAGATTTGAAGAATATCGACACCCACGTATTGCCAAATTTGAAGAGCTAGCCAGAGGATTCTTTTGGGTTCCTGAAGAAATCAGTTTGACCAAGGACAAAATGGATCACAAGGATGCCAGTGACGCTGTTAAGCATATCTTTACCAGTAACCTACTACGACAAACAGCCTTGGACTCAATTCAAGGTCGAGCACCTAACCAAGTGTTTAGTCCTGTGATCAGCCTGCCAGAATTGGAAGCATTGGTCAGTAACTGGAGTTTCTTTGAAACAAACATTCATTCAAAGAGTTATAGTCACATCATTCGCAATGTCTACGGAGTGCCTAAAGAAGAATTTAATAAAATTCACGACACTGCTGAGATTGTAGACATGGCAGCCAATATTGGCAAACATTATGAGAATCTTCATAGAATCAACTGTTTGAAGGAAATGGACGGAGCAGTGGACGAATACGAGCATGTCAAAGCAATTTGGTTAGCATTGAATGCCAGCTATGCTTTGGAAGCCTTCCGTTTCATGGTGAGTTTTGCCACGAGTTTGGCCATGGTGGAGAACAAGATCTACATTGGCAATGGTAACATCATTAGTTTGATTTTACAAGACGAAATTCTACACGCAGAGTGGACTGCTTGGATAATTAACAATGTGATCAAAGATGATGAACGTTTTGTTCGAGCCAAAGAAGAATGTGAAACTGAAGTGTACCAAATGTATATGGATGTTATCCGTGAAGAAAAAGCATGGGCAGACTACTTGTTCAAGCTGGGTCCAGTAATTGGTCTTAACGCTACCATTTTGAAAGACTTTGTGGATTATACAGCATTTACACGTTTAAAAGATATTGGTATCAAATATTCAGGCGAGCATCCCAAATCTAGTCCTATCCCATGGTTCAACAAACACGTTAACATTGGCAAAAAACAAAGTGCTCTACAAGAAACAGAATCAACTAACTATGTAATTGGCGTGATGAGCGACACAGTCAGTTACGACGAATTACCAGATCTATAAGGAATAAAATGGCAAATGTAACAAGTATAAATTTCAGTGGTGACGAGACTTCTGAATTGGCGGTAAAAATAAAATCAGCGTTAGACAAGGTGCTTGCTGACGATCACAAACTACCCGACAGTGTTCTAAGACTACACGGTATGAGTGGTAAAAAATATCGCATGTTAATCAATAATTTGATATCTTCAATAAGTGACGCACGATATTTGGAAATTGGCACATGGGCAGGATCCACCGCCTGTAGCGTCATGTTCGGTAATGTGGTAAATGCGCTATGTATTGATAACTGGAGCCAGTTTGGTGGTCCTAAAGATGCGTTCCATCACAATGTCAATGCCATTCTCACACCGGCTATAAATTTTAATTTCATTGAAAGTGATTTTAGACAAGTAGATTTTGCCAACATTGGTAAATTTAATGTATACATGTTTGACGGCCCACACGAGCAAGATGATCAGTATGATGGTATTGCCATGGCCATGCCTGCCCTGGATGATCAATTTATTTTGATTGTGGATGACTGGAATTGGATACAACCTAGAGACGGCACAATGGGTGCTATTGCGAAAATTGGACTTAAGGTATTGACCAGCGTAGAGATTAGGACCACTGACGATGATACAGACGGTGCTATTTTTGGTGAAAACGGCGATTGACACAATGGGTATTTTATTGCTGTTGTGTCAAAAGCCTAACGGAAACATACGATGTCAAAAGGCAGTAGACCTAGACCGTACAGTGTTAGCCAAGAAAAATTTGGCAACAACTATGATGCGATTTTTGGAAAAAAGGAAAAGAACATGAGTAAAGCAATCGTTTGGAGCAAGTATAACTGTACATTTTGCGAACAGGCCAAGGCATTATTAAATGCCAAAGGTATCGCGTTTGAAGAAAAGAAAATTGGCGATGGATATACCAAGGAAGAGTTATTGGAAGCTGTTCCAACAGCTCGCACAGTGCCACAAATTTTCTTAGACGGCGAGCTAGTTGGTGGTTTCACTGAACTAAAGGTCCGTTTAAATGGCTGATCCTGTGACCTATGATCCGGGCATTTGGCCCAATCATCATGACCTTGATATCAGTAAGATTACGGGGTCAGTAACAGTTGCCGCTAGTACCGGAACCGCATATGGAGCAATGGGTTCTACTACACCTTACTATGGTAATGTGACTATTACAACGCCAAACACAGCGGGCACAGCAGGACAGTATATGTATAGTACAGGCAGTTCGCCAACATGGACCACAGGCGTGAATACCACTATACAATCAGGCCTACATGTAACTACTGATGCGGTGTTTGATGGCGATATCAAATGGAAAGGACGCAGTCTAGGTAAGCTATTAGAAAGTATTGAAAATAGACTGGCCATTCTCACTCCTGATCCTGCCAAACTAGAAAAATACGAAGCTTTAAAGAAAGCATACGATAACTATAAGTTATTAGAAAAATTAATAGGCGAGGAATAATATGTTGTTAATGAAAAAACCCTACACCAAGGGAGATGTTGTCAGTTTAAAAGTTGTCAACGGTGATGAGCTGATTGCTCGTTTTGAAGAAGAAACCGATACCACAATCAAAATCAATCGACCCCTGGCATTGACCATGGGTCCGCAGGGATTGGGCATGATTCCTTGGATGTTTCTAGGCGATGACGAAGATGTGACTTTGAACAAATCACATGTTTTTGCCATGGCACTTAGTAAAAAAGATGCTTCCGATCAGTACATGCAAGGTACCACAGGCATAGCACTAAGATAATGTCTTCTCTTTTTACCGCAACCAATCATATTCAGGTAGAAGGTACCTTAAAGATCGATTTGGGTAAGGCTCTTAACATGCAGGGTCTTTACACCCTGGTCCAGGACGCATACCCGAATGATCCAACATTGACTGTGACAGGGATATCCATTCCCTTGTTCAACATTGGTTGCAAAGAGTTAGGTGTTATTGATCCTATTACTGATATAAAAGAAGCAATTTCTAGATTGTATGACCAGTTGATGAAAAGTTATTTGGAGCCAATATTCATAGTATTAAAAAAATTATTTGATGCTCTAAAACATTTTGGATTAGCAGATCTAGATCTTACAATTCCTATACTTAACCTACACATTAGTGATTTATTTTCTAAGGATTTATACGATAAACTAAAAGCTAGATTGTTAGATTTATACAATAACGCCAAAGATCAATTGCTTGAGTTATTGAAATTATTAGAAATACCTTATCCGTTTTTTACAGACTTCAGTATACCAGAACTAGAAATTGATGAAATTGTGAAAAGAGTCAAAGCCAGTTTGTGGACTTTCTTTTATAAAATTATCAGTAAAATTGTGGAATTAATTGAACTTGG